GCCGGCCGGTTGCGTGAATGACATTTGTTTAAAATGTTCGCGAAAAATGGGAGCCGGATTATCTCATCTAGAATATCTAAGCTGGCGTGATATAACTCAGGGCTAAAACCCTATTTTTTTTTTTTATTAAAGATTGATAAAAAACCCGCTCCAATTCTCAAAAGTAAAATTTGAAATTGAATAAATATTTTTTTCATGTTTTAATTATATACATTAATTCAAGATAAGATGGCCTATTATCAAAACTGTTTGAGGAGCCGGTATTATCTAAAGTAATTCCAGTTGTATTCGAAGACGTGGTAAATGGATTTGGATAACTGACATGACCACCACTTGGACTCGGAATCGTGCCGCCCCCTGCGTACGAAAGCGTTACAACATGAGTATGGCCGGAATCATTTACAACATGTGTATGTGTTGGCATTTGCGCTGTAGATAGTGTTAAACTATCCGCGCCGCCCGTTGCGGCCGTTTGTGTTGATTGGCCCCTGACAAATCGATTAACTAAATTAGGCAAATTGAAATTGGCACCGGCCCCGCCGTAAACGTAACCGATTGCACTATGAAGAGCGCTATATGTAGCGGTTGCAACGCTAGCTCCATCACACAAAAGCCAACCGGCCGGAACGGAGCCGGCCGCGCCGGCCCAACAAACAACCATGCCGGCCCCGTGCGGGTCTGCACCTGCAACCCACTCGGGGGCCGTTGCGCCGGCATTTACGGCGAGTGTGTCGCTCGCATTTCCTAAAGTTAAAACTTGCATATTACCGGCGGCCCCATCACTAAAGGTAATCGCGCCGGTTGTCATGGCCGCGCCGCCCTGCGTTACGCCGTTTAGATTTAAGCTGCCGCCGTCGTTAATTATTCCTGAATCGTGAGTATGTGCGCGCGTAACTGAGGAGCCTGAGCCGCTAAAGCCCATGATTAACCCCGCTCGAAAGCAAATCTAGCACGTTCAGTTGTTAAGAGTGTTGGTGCAACCTGAGAGACAATATTTGTTTGACCGGCCGCGCCGGCCGTAACTCTTATACTAATAATATTTTGGTCATTAACATTAAATTGGCCGCCGGCGGCAAGCTGAAAACTCTGCGAGCCATTGATTGAAATTGTGCAAGCATTGGCCCCATCTTGATTTAATATAGCTGCGGAAATTGCAACCCCTTTGTATAAATCAGGATATACAACCGAGCCGGTTGCACCGGCCGCAATAGTGTCAACGGTTGGAAAACTTTCAAGCGTTATGTCTTTTGGTTTTGTTGTTACGATAAAACCCTGAATTACTGCGGGCATTATTGCACCTAAAACAAATTAGCGTATTTTATGAGAAATGGAAATGCGGTTAACGCGCCTATTGTTTGAGTTACATTAAATGCTAATTGTTTGCCGCCGGCCGCCGCTCCAACTGTAATTGGAATTGGGCCTGCTACAACACGGCCCGCGCTAGCTGGGTTTGAGGCCGTTGCAAAAAATGAAACCCCCGCTTCTAAACCGTTTACTAAAAGGCGGGCGTTATGTTCTATGCCGGCCGCGTTGGCTGGATTATCTACGAAATCTAATATTACATTATCGCGGTTCAACTGCTGCACGGTTAGGCCCGTGATATTATCGGTTGCTAAAGCAAATTGGTTAAGAGCGGCCGGTGCTACGGCGTTATATGCGCGCATTAATGGAACGGCCATTTTAAAGAGACTCCGTCGTTATATTATCAAGTGATTGAGAGCCGCGCCTGGTCATTGGTGCAATTAAAACCGTTGCAACGGTTCCTATTGCTGATTCAACGCCGCCAACTGAATATGATAAGGCCGCCTCACCTGCTTTTGCTATTGGGTGATTGGCCCATGTAGGGGCAACAAACCCCAAAACTGTTGAAGCTATTGCACCTAAGCCGGCACCAAATAAGAATTTTTTAACACCCGTCGAAAACATTGATTTAAAAGCCATAATTCTCTATTCTTAGAATAGAGAATGACTTAATAAGTTTTAACCTTATTAAAAATATGGTCGTTTGGTCTAAGATTTTTCCAATAGCCGCTTTAGGGGTTGCAATACTCTTTGTTGCCAATGCGTTTTCTAGGCCTGCGGCCGCAACAAGTACAGCTAAAGCCCTAACCGAGCAGGTTGCAACGATTGGAGCCGCCGGTCAAAATATAGAAATATTTGGGCGCGGGGTTGGTGGGGGTTTAGCCGGATTATTACAACCTATTTGGGAGGTTTCAAATTTAATTGAACGTTTTAGTACATTATCAAGCGGGGCCGCTAATGTTAGCCCCGTCTCGCAAGATTTAGGCGGCTATTCTACATTTCCATCAAGCCCAACCTATACAACCTCATCAGGAACAAACCAACCAACCCCAACGGCAAGCCCCTCCACAAGCACAATCAGTTGGAGCTCGGGCCAAACTGCAACGGTTCCAACGTTAAGCGCGGCCGCTAAATCATTTTATAGTAATTTGGGGGTCTCAGTTACTTGAAAAAAGGCTCTAAGGAGGCTAAGGCATGGGGCCGCAAAATGCAACGAGCAAGAAAAACAAAAACAAAAAGAAAAACTAAACGAAAATATACAACACGTAAACGCCGCACAACACGGCGCAAAATGAAAACATTATCAGGCCGTAAAGCCTATCCGCGTAAACGTAAACGCAAAACAAAATCAAAAGGTGGTTGGAATTGGTAAAAAAAGGATTACTCATTGGGTTAATCGGTGCGGCCGTTTTGGGTTGGTATCTGTTAAAACCTAAGAATGTATGGGGTGAAAAACCGATAGGCGGTTATATTGCAAACGTATCAATTCCGATTGGAAATGAATTACTAGAAAATAAAGCGTAAATCGTACAAACCCCGCAAGCTAAATTATTTAGCTAAATGCAAAGATTTTCTTAACTCGAGTTTAGAAACATTGAAAAGCGGCCGGTCCTGGTTGGCCCACATTGATAATCGTTTATTCCCATACGTATTTAGCTCCTTTACATTTGGGGCAATCTATTGTTGTATTATAAACTGGGTCTAATTTGTTAGAGTTTGTTTGAATATCTACGGTTCTTACTATACCATGCGGCCGGCCCGTTACGGTATCAGCGCATAAATCACAAGCTACCAGTTGTTTCAATCGGGGGTTTAGATTGATTTTTTGTGTTGATGTTTTTAATTTGTTCAATAATCGAATCTTTATTTTGTGCTACATAAGCCTCAGCTTTTGGGATATACGGTTTTACCAGTTCTTGATATTTATTTGGAATTAATTTTTGTACTAACATATCAACAATTCCGCTTGAATTTTTTAAGTCTCCGTCGGTAACTGTTACGCCCTGCTTAGTTTTGTTGATTACGCCTTTTAATCTTAAAGTCTCTTGCCTCAAATCTTTTATCTCTTGATTCTTTTGTTCACGAATATAATTCAAATCTTGCTGAATATCTTTGATATATTGCCTAGAATGTTTTGAAGTTCTAAACCGGCCCCGAGTAATAACAACCCCGCACAAACCAATACTAACAAAGGCCGTGAGTATAAGCGCACTAGCGAGAATTTCCACATAAATTTAGAAGCTGTTTGCCTTTTTAGATGTTACTTAACCCTAAAGGCCCCCCCATGCGGCCCTAACTTTACTCAACAAAAGCTAACAAACAACCCTTTTACAACCTAGTGATTATTTTAGAGTGTCTTTAAAATCATTTTAAGTATGTGTCTTAGTGGACACGGTATCGGTCGGGGGTGAATTAATGGGGACTGCTATACATATTTGTCAAAATAAAAAAATATATATTATTTTTATATTATTACGACTTAGAAATATAATGCCATACTGGTACGAAATGCCAACAAAAAAAGCGATTGAATCGGGCGTTGCAAAAACGACTGAGGGCAAAACGGCTAAAACAATAACTCTAGTAATAAGTTATTGGGCCTTATTAGACCAAATAAGAAGTAAGCACGGTTTAAAAAACCTCAATGCAGCAATACATTTTTGCATATATCACACGGCCCAAGATGAGGAGCTCGAACCATGAAACAAATAGAAAACTACAAACCGAGAATAAGAGAAAAATGTAGAGTTTGTAAAATCTATTTGCCGGCCGGTTGCGTGAATGACATTTGTTTAAAATGTTCGCGAAAAATGGGAGCCGGATTATCTCATCTAGAATATCTAAGCTGGCGTGATATAACTCAGGGCTAAAACCCTATTTTTTTTTTT